ATCTAAATCTGCATCTTCTCTATATCTTTTTGTAAGTATAGAACCTATTAAACTATACTTTAACACAGGTGCTTTACTTTCAAACTTTCTTATTTGAGATTTAATTAATGCAATAACACCCGGTTTTAATTTAGGGTTATCTGTGTCAGCATCATTAAAGACACCTTTCGCATAAGTTTTTCTAGGTATATCTATTATACTCATTTTCTTCTCTTTAACTCTAACTCTCTAGCAATCCATCTTTTTGCTTCATAATTTTTAACTGGTGCTGACATAAGTTGTCTAACAAATTTTGATACCTTGTTCATTGTATTTGTAACTAATTCTTTTGCTGAAACATTGTTATCTACAATGATGAAATTACTGGAACCAAAAGAATTTTGAAATGCTCCTATATTTCTTTGCACATCTTGCCAAGATTTTATTGTTACATATTCTGGTACTGTTCTATCTCTTGCTTGATTTCTTTCTAATGCTATATCTAAACTAGTATTTACAAATATCATATAAGTATCGTATCCAATGTGATTAAGTAAAGTTTTTGTTTTGTTTATCTTTCTATAATCATCGCCAGTTCCATCTATAATAATTCCTAATCTACCAACCATAGATAAATGTAATGCTAAATTTGTAGTTGCTTTTGCTCTTGCTCTCACCATATCTCTAACTTCTTGTTCATCATCTGGCATCTTTTTAGATAACCCCATTTTTTCTAGTTGTCTTTCAAATGCTTTATCAGAATTTATAACTCTAAGTCCTGTACCAGCAAATGCTTGAGCAGAAACAAATGTTTTACCTGAACCTGGTCCACCTGCTAAAAAGAATGCTTTAAATATACCTTTATCGTATACACCCTCATGCAAATCTATTTTTTTTATTAACTCTTTATACTTCATCCTTTTACCCAATCTTTCGCTATTGTAAAATTTGCTTTACTAAATTCTAGTCTATCAACTAATTTTACTGCACCTTTACTAGATAGTGCAACAAAACCTTCTGGTGCTGTTACTCTAAAACCATCAGGTGTTCTAATAAAAGAACCTATAGTTTGTATTTGATTCATCTTTTGTAACAAGAATATCTTTGCTCTTTGCAAACTCATATGACTTGCAATTGCAAAGTATAATGCAGTTTTATTGTCTTTAATAAATTTTTTACCTTCTTCTCGTGCTTGTTTAAATTTCTTTTGACCTGCTGGTGTTTTTCTTTTATCAACTTCACCTTGTAAAGAGTTTTCAAAATAATCTTCAAACATAGTAACTAATGTTTTAACTTTATCATAACCATCACCTGTATGATTTCTAATGTAGTAATTAAAAAATACTTTTAGTCTATATGCGACTGATAGTGGGTCTGTTGCTCTATCTTGTAACATATTTAATACTGCATTACCTTTTGACAGTGAACCCTCTGCCATCTTGATAATGTTGTCAAATGATGCTAATTCGCTTGTATTGAAATTTGATGAACCAGATGTGTCTGTAAATTTAGCACTCGCCATAAAAACTCTACCTGTGCTACCTGTCATAGAATAACCAAAGTTTGCAGATAACTCTGACATTTTGTTACCTGTATAACTTGTATGAAATACAATACCTATACTTGACTTTGAAATTTGTTTACCTAATTTTGAATCTTCTGGAACTGCATATGTAATAGTGTTTGGTGTAAAGGATATCATTCTTTGACCATCTATAACTGCTGACCTTAAATCCGATTTTGTAAATAGTAAATCTCCTTGAAGTATAATACCAGGTTTGAATACTCTTTTCAACTCGTTAAAAGAAGCAACAAGTTTGTCTACAACACCACCAGAATGATTTCTTTTTATATCAGATATTGAATAATTTATTTTAGGATTTTTATTGAATACTGATTTAGTACCAACAAAGAATTTATTATTTTCAGGATTGTGACCACAAAAGACCGCAGGTGCACCGTCCCATTTTACAGTTACGTTAACACTAGTTCTAGAATTACCATCTAGCATGTTTCTTATAGATTTTAAGAATGCAACTGCTTGTTTACCACCTTCAGCACCTTTATCTATAATCTGGTCCTCAAGATGTTCTAAATGTAAATTCTTACCTGCTGTTGCAAATGTCTTGAAACTAAGCATATTTTCCTCATTTTACCCATAAACAAAATCACTTTCTCATACAATATAATCAGTTTCTAGTATTTATATAAGTTTACCTCTTGATAGTAAGAAAATCTGGTACTCCGCCATTAATCGCCCACACTTGGTTTTTGTTTTGAAAATCTACAATTTGTTTAGCATCTTCTTCAAAGAAGCATTCAATGACAAGAGAATTTGTAGGTCTTTCTAGTATTTGCCATACTATTTTTCTACCCTTCTTTTTCATTCTTTTTACATATCTCAACTTAATCATAATTTAAAATCGCTAAACTTATCATATGCGTCCTCTGTTTTAGTAATGTTACTATCAATTAATGTCTGTGCAGAACCATCTACATCATACAATCTCATCTTACTTCTGTCAACACCTATAACAAAAGTCTTGTTTGTGCTAGGGTCATTATATCTATTCTTTAATTGTTTAACTTTCATTTGACCTAATGCTTCTAACTCGTCATTACTCATTAACGCAAACATAAAATCCGCAGTTGCAGGTAAACCAAAACTCTCAGACGTATCTTCTAAACCAATATCTGTAGATACAAACCCACTTCTTGTGGTTTGTGTTGCACTAAAGATTGGTACGTTAAACTCAACTGCTAACCCTCTTAGTTCTTCAGCAATTGCTTTTATGTAAAAGTATGATGATATATTACCACCTTTAAATCTACTACTAGAACAAATATTTAGATAATCTATAAACACAACATCAGGTGTAAAATCTTTTTTCAAAGATAGTTCATTTATTAATGACCTAAAATGACCTGAATGTGCTGATGCTGTAGGATATTCTTTGATAATTAATTTACCTGTTGTCTTCGTGTTTATCTTTTTAACTTTATCATCATACAATTGTTTAGGTACAGTGTGTAAATCATCAACAGTTAAATCTAATAAGTTAGCATCTATTCTTTCTGCAATCTTTTCTTCTGCCATTTCTAAAGTAACATACAATACATTCAAACCTTGTGTTAAATATGCAGATGCACAATGACACATAAACAAACTTTTACCAACACCTGTTCCAGCAAGTGCAATATTTAAAGTTTTAGCAGGAACACCACCTTTAGTTATCTTATTAAAATAACTCAAATCAAATTGATATTTCTTTTCTTTTGTGTGATACCACTCAAATCTTCTTTCAGCATCAGCAAGATAATCGTGACCAATGTGATTGTCAAATGAAACAGCAAGTGCTTCAGATAGTATAGAAGGTATTGCTTCAGGTGTTCTTTTCTTATCTTTGTTATCAAGTATCTTAATACCATCCAATACTGCATTATGCACTGCTCTATCTTTACAAAACTGTTCACAAGTGTCTAGTAACCACTGAATATTAACTTCTTCTTCTTTAAAAGCATTAACTAGATTTTCTACAGACTTACACTCATCTTCGTTTATATCTTTTCTTTTACCTATCTCTATAAGTATTGCTTCTTTGGTAGGATTGTTTTTATATTTAATGATAAACCTTTCTACCTCTTCAAACAATATTTTCTCATCTCTACTTGTAAAGTATTCTGACTTAATAAAAGGAGTTACCTTTCTAGTAAAGTCTTCATTGAAAAATAAATTTCTTAATATTGTTAATTCTACTCTTTCACTCATAACGCACCTACATAATGTAAATAAGAACCCAAAATATACTTTGGTTTCTTTATTGGTTTCTCTGCATAATGTCTATGAGTCCACAGAGGTGGAAACATTAACACTCTACCTGTCTTTGGTCTTACCTTTATATCATAATCTGGAAAGACTGTCAATCCTCCTTCGTTATCATTAAGATAGATAAAGAAAACTAAAAATCTTTTAGCAGTTGAATGGTCTTCTACATCCACATGTAATTTAAACTCATCTAAATTATTAGTATCGTATTTCTTAATTCTAAGTTCTTCATATTGAAAATCTTTAGGAAACTGATTAATATTAAATTTAGTTTTATATGTATCTATAAATGGTATAAAACAATTACGCATTATATTCATAATAATATTATCCCAACCATTTGATTTATTAATATTAAGTTGAGTAAATCTCATATTATTATTTTCTATCAATTGTTTGTTTTCATCTTCTTCATAATTTTTAATTATTAAATTGCAAAAATCTTTAGGTATAATATTATCAAAATATGCAATATAATTATTCATTATATTTTATCGTATTATTATCCAATTGATATTGTACTACTTCTAACAGAATGTCACCAATATGATTCATAAATTTTTCTGTATCAACCTTTGCTTGATTAGGATTTACTAAAATATCATAATCAAACTTCAAAGGTATTTCATCATTAGCATCTGGTTTAGGTGCAAACTTTATATTATTATGTTTGTAAACAACACCATCATAATCTCCACCTAGTAATTGAATACAAGCAAAGTCGTCATCTGGTTTTTGTACAAACTTATATGTTTTATTCAATCCCGTAAGAGAATTTATTTTTTGCATATTCATCTATCTTTTCTAAAACTTCTTTTGTAAAATATTTTTCTGGGTCATTTAGTATTTGTTTACCATACATTTTTGTGCCACCAGGTGTTTCGTATCGTGTAGATACTTTTTTAAATATACCACACTCTTCTGCTAATTCTAATAAACCATAATGTTTATCTAAACCTGTTGTGTATGTTAACTTAACATCAATCATTGCATTCTCTTTAGTTATTCTTGATTTATAATTTTTACAATGAATAATATTACCTATAACTTCTGAACCTTCTTTTTCTTTTCTTTTACTTAGATAGATTATAGATGAGGCGGCGTATTTAAGACCACTACCACCACCCATTTCTTTTTGTGGGAACATTGAACCAATAACATCATATGTATGATTGGTCATTATCATAGGGATATTTGCTTTACCTAGTTTCAATGTTAAAACTCTAAATGTTGATTTGACAATTTGACTTCTTGTCATATCTCTTGTTTCTTTTCCAGATGCAGTATCTTCCATCTCTTTTGTAGTTGATAACATACCTAAACTATCTAATACGAACATAATAGGTTGTCTGCTATCTTCTGGTTGCTCTAAATACTTATCTATTATTTGAATAGACTGTGTTCTAAATTCTTGGACTGTAGCAACAGGATATACTGCTACTCTATTACTATCAACACCACGACTTTCAATCATACTTTTCGATATAGCATTTTCGGATTCAAAGTAAACTATACCTGCTTCAGGTGACATTTCTAAAAAACTCTTACATATACCTAATGCAAAGAAAGTCTTCCCGGTCGCCGCCTCTCCTGCAATTGCTGTTATGCGATTACCTGGTAATCCACCGTATATTGAACCTGATAATAAAGCATTGAATGAATAAGACCCAGTATCTATAAATGAAGTAACATCTCCACCAGCAATACCTTCGTTCGCCAATCCTGCATAATCATTTTTAACATCTTTTACAATTTGTTTTAGAAAATCGTTCATTTACACTCCATAAAAAAATTTGGTAGTTTTTTCTTTTAGAGTCTAAAAACTACCAAAAACATTACTCGCAATTAAGTTTTTTAAATTTAAGTGGTAAAACCAAGGCGCACGCCTGAAACTCCACTATTATATATGATTAATCCACCTGTACTGATTACATAACAAGAAAGGAAATATGTTATTAGCGAATCAATCATATCTTATAGTACCATATTATACTTCAAATGGCAACTAGTTTGTGTAAGCAAATTTAGTTCCTAGAACTTCTCTAACACCTGCTGACACAATGCTATCAAATGTTATGTTCTTCATTGAACCAATCTTGGCGACACCTGCTTTTAACATAGCACCTGAAGGTTTACCTATTCTATAAAAGGTATTACCTCTTGCGTCTTTGTTAGCATAAAGACAAAAACCATCTCTTCGAATGGTATCAACCATTGCTCTTGGTGACTTTAGACCATAAGTTGTCTTTAGTTGTTTCCAAGTAACACTGCTACCACGGTTTAAGATGTTCATAATCTTCGCTTTTTTACTTAACTTTTTATACATTTAATCTCCAATAATTTAATTAACGAATCAATATATACATACTATACTATTTTTTTGTATTTGTCAAGTGTGAAATCAAGTAGTTTATCACCTACTATTAATAATTTCTTCATATCTCTCCAATAATGTATTATAAATTAAGTTATTACCATTCT